GCTCGGCGGACTGGATGAAGCTCTTCCGGCGATTCCTCGCCAGATCCAGCTCCTTTTGCCAGTACTGGACTCGCGGGCTCGAGGACTTCGCGGCCCGATCCAGTTCCTTCAGGGGGTCAGCCATCAGCTAAGGCCGATGATGTTGGTCGCTGCCGTGCCGGTGGCCATGATCCGCTTCGTTTTGACTGGAATCACGGTGTAGGCGGGGACGGCGGCCAAGGTGATTGTCGTTCCCAGCACGTTCTGGAAGGCGACTGCGCCGGCCACCCCGACGAAGAAGGCGGAAAACTCGTTGAGCGCCGTGTCGCTCGTCGTGACGACGGAGGCGTTGTCGTAACTCTGGGGAACCGTACCATGTCCGGCCATTTTAGCTCCTTAAAACAAGTCCTGCTGTGCCGCGAGGCGGCGCTTACGATTCGATGCGATTAGCTCGTTAATTGTCATTTCTGAGGGTAGTTTTGGCAAGTCCAGCCCTGCATCGGATTCGGGGGCGAACTGGGTCCAAGGCCGGCCCATACACGCATAGCGCGTTTCGTCGGCTGCATGGTCCTCGGCCTCAGTGTCTAGGTCCTCCGGGTCCTTGTCGTCGGTCTGGAGGGTGGGGATGGTGCGGATCGAGTCCTCGCAGCAATCGAGGAAGTAGAGCAAGGGCGGGCCGCCGAAGCCATTCAGGCGCCTGCGAACCTCAGCCCACCCAGGCACCCGCTTATTGTCGGCCCGCCGCCAGCTCAATCCCGCTGCCTGCATCGTCTCCGCGATCGAGGGGCCGCCGTCCCGGATGAAGATCGAGGGGTCAGCGACGCCGAAGGCCACCGGCTCGGGGTGCGGCTCCCCCTTCGCGTCGTAGATCACCTCGCGGGCGCGGATTCCCTTCGCGACGAGGTCGGCTGTCATCCTGAGCCCCTCGTTGGGCTTCCCAGTCGAGCCATACCATTCGCGGAACTTGAGCAGGGCGCCCTCCGGCAAGCCCCACTTCCCGTCGCTCACGACGTACCAGCCGCAGGAGAACGGGCGGGCGTAGCCCCAGTCGAATGCACGGTAGCGCAGAGCGTGCTTGGGGATGCGATAGAGCCACTCGTTGGCCGGGAGGACATGGACTAGCTCGTCCCAGCAGTCGAAGAACGCCCCGTCGACCAAGTCCCAGTTTCCCTCCAACCACGCGCGGACGAGGGCCTCGCTTCCCGCCTGCCTCAACCGCGCGACGTAGAAGGGGTCATTCTTGACAAGCAGAATGTTATCCCCGATCTTCGAGGGGATGAACACTCGCTCCGTAGTGAAGACCTGCCCGCCGAGCCCCTTCACTTCGTCCCTCAGGATCTTCCAGCCCGCGGGCGCGGGGGTGATATAGCGCGCCTTGACCCAGTGGTGGCCTGGCCCGCCAGGATTGCCGGTAAGACGCATCCCCACAGGTACGCCAGCAGCAGACCGCAGTGTGCCGCGTAGCAAGTCAATTGGAGCAGGGGTGGGGAAGTTGGTCGCTTCCTCGATGTAGACTCGGGTGTAGTTGTGGCCCTGGTATTCCTCGGCATCCACGTCCCTCTCGAGGTAGCGGAACTTTAGCCGACCCCCGCCTGGCATCAGCCACTCGGCTTTCTGCTCGTTGTATTTCGCGCCGATCAGGGGGAAGAGCTTGCGGGTGCGCGCGATGACTTCCTCGAGCTGCTTGAACTTCCGGCGGAAGAACACCCCAATGGCATCTGCCCCGTAGCGGGAGCTGTGCTCGAGCCAGTCCCCCACGCTCGCCTCCGTCTTCCCTCCCCCGCGCGCCCCGCCGTAGAATACCTCCTCGATGGGGCAGCGAATCAACTCGGTCTGGGGGCCGGGCTGGGGCTGCCAAATGATCTGGGGGGTCATTTTACTTTGCTCATTGCTTTCAGTTCACTGCTAGTAAATCCAGAAAGCCAACCAAGTAATTCAGTCTCCGCATTGCTGGGATTTTTGACCTTCTCAAGGGCCCCCATCAACATCCCCGCCGGCCCAAGGCTCGCCAACTTCCCTGCGACCCCCTTAACCGCCGCCGAAGCGGCCGTATTGATCGGGAGCAAGTCAGCCACATCCTGTGCAAACTCTGGGCGCGGGCCTAAGGTCATCCCCTGCCCGCGGGTTGGCGGGAAGCCCGCGGCCGCCTCGCTCAACATCTCCGGCTTCTTCCCAATCAGTTGGTCAAGCATCCACCCGACCGAGGCAGCCGGGCCCGGGGCTTGACTCATTGCGCGGGCAAGCTCGCGGGCCGCTTGCGCCAGCATCCCCAGCTTCCTCAGCCCCGTATTCTCCGGGATCTCGCGGATGCTGCCCGCTTCGTCTACACCGTCAGCCATGAGGTTGGCAACGAACTAGCTTCCCGCCTGCCTACGGCAGGGGGTCCGGATGCCGCTGCGCCGTGCTCAACCACTCGTCCCCGCTCGCGGCCTTCTGCGGCATCGCGACGACGAATTGCTGGTTGACCGTGACGCCCGCCTGCTTCGCCCCATAGCCCAGCGCCCGCGAGCCAATGTCGAGGGCCTTGAGGGCCACGTCGGCACTGGGATTCCCATTATTCAACTTGTCCTGCAGGACCTCGAGGCTCCTCTCCACGAGGGACTCGAACTGCGCCTCGAGCGTCTGCAGGATCAGCGGATCGACGACCTCGGCCTTCCGGCGGGCGAGGGCCTCCCGGAACGAGTCCGATCGCAGGATGCGGCTAATCCACGGCGGGGAGTAGCCAAAGTGGGCCGCGAGCTGATTCTGGCTAATCATCGGATTCGAGATCAGCACATCAATCATCGCATCGTGCGTGTAGCGAAGTTCTGCTAGCTGTCCCTGCATGGCGGCTCCTTGGCCCCTAACTTGCCCCCACCCTATCACGGCGGGCGGGCGGGCGGCAAGGGCGGCGCTTGGGCGCGAACGTGCGCGGGTTACTTGCCCATATCCCGCGCGGGATACCTACCGAAAGTTTTGCCCACCTTTGCATACCCCGAGTAAAGGTCGGGCCAGGCTGCCGGAGTCCCAAGCGGGATCGCGGGCGGCCAGTTACCCACAGGTTATCCACTGCCGCCGGGGTTATCCACAAATTGTCCACTGCCGCTAGGCGTCATCTCGATGTGACGCAGCGCGGCATAGGCTATTTTCATGCCTGGCGGATTAGTGGCACGGATTGTGCCTGGCCCACGGAATCAATGGGTTAGCGGGAAGGCACGGGGATTGCATATTATCCAGCGTGGGCGCGCGTGCGCCACCCCACAACGTACCGTGGGTCGTTCCTTGACAAATCGGAGGGTATCATGGCGAAACGCGCCAATGCAGTTAGCGAGTATGGCATGGTGTCGGGCATCCACAGGTGGACGTATCCCGATGGGTCGCGGCTGGAATTCGACCCGTCCCGCGTCACGGCGGAAATCCGCGACATGGCTACGGTGTACGGTTTCAAGGTCAAAATTGACCGGGCCGCCGCGCTAGGCCAGACGGCAACATGGCAACAAAAACGCGACGCGCAGCAAGATTGCGTCGCATCCTTGTACGATGGCGAATGGTCGGCTGTTGTCGGTTCGCTGCTATGCCGCGCAATGGTCAATTTGTATCCCAATAGGTTCGCCAGCCCGCGCGCCGTGCGGGAGTGGATCAACGAAAAGGCGGCAAACGCGAAATGCAAACCGACGGCAATCATTGCCGATTTGGAATCGCAGTCGAAGGTACGCGATGCAATCCACGCATTGCGGCCGACGGGCGATGCGACACGCGGGGACAAGATCCTGGGCGAATTGGAGGACTAGCCCTAACGGGGGGAGCAATCCCCCCGTTTTTCTTTGCCTATTGTACCGAGCCACCGTGCGCGATGCCCCCATTGCCCCGGTACGGTAGACGGCCCGTGGGCGTAGGATGACGGTCGGACCAGCGTCAAAATCTCCCCGCTACTGTCGGCCCACCGTCCGCCCATCGTACCGGTAACCGTAACCCGTGTCGATCATTTTGGGGATGACCCACCCTCAAACACCTATCTTCCCCTAAGTCCATGATTTCATTACTTTTTTTTTTATAGTAAGTACTAACTAACAATTGCTGCACCGCACAACGGGGTAGCTTTAGAATGGGTCGCGGGAAGATTGATTGACATGGGGGGCGGTTAGTGGTACGATGGGGGGACGGTGGGCGGCCCGTACGGGGGCGTTTTTGGGGCTCCCGCCCGCCCACCCCCATATCAACCCGACAAAATGGTGGGA